AGGTTGGCAAGAAAGAAGGACGTGGAATCTACGCATTTACTGCAGGCGAAGGCGAAGAAGCGATTGTCATTAAAGACATTGTAAAGGCTTTTGCAAGTGCAGACTATGCATTCCATACTCTAGCAGTCTCCGGACTACTCAGAACTGGAATGGGTGTTCAATATGTATTGGACATCTTCAATAAGGCAGATGAGGAAGCGGACATCTTCTCGTTCAATAAGGTAATCTCTAGAGTTCTGAAACACCATATCAAAGATGGTACTAAGGCTGGAGAAACCTGCCCCCAATGTGGATCAGAAATGATATTCACTGAAGGGTGTAAGAGTTGTACTTGCGGATATAGTAAGTGCGGATAAAAATAGAAAGGCCCTCGTAAGAGGGCTTTTTTATTGCTAAATAATCAAATGGCATATACTCCATTTGAAGATCAAGAAGCTCCTATTAAAAGACCAGCAAGCGAAGGCGGCTGGCATCAGGGTGTTTATAAGGTAAGAAATGCCGGAAAATACATGTCAACGAAACCACCAGTTTTCAGATCAAGCTGGGAATACAACATCATGTACATGTTCGATACGAACTCGAATATTTGCAGGTGGGGTTCTGAGATAATTGAGATTCCGTATATTAATCCAATAGATGGGAATCCTCATAGATACTTTGCTGACTTCTTTGCTGAATTTAAGGACGAGCGAGGTCAGTATAAGAAGTGGGTTATCGAGGTTAAGCCGTTGAATAAATTAAGCCCCCCCAAGCAGAAGAAGAGAACTAAGACATGGGCTTATCAAATGAATGAATACATGATCAATACAGCAAAGTGGAATGCCGCTGGTGGTTTTTGTGCAAAAAGAGGCTGGGAATTTAAGATATTCACAGAGGAAGAAATTAAGGCTCTAGATAGGTTTGTTCCTAGTAGTCGATGAATATGCTAAGATGTAGGTAAAGGGTCTGTAAGACGGTCCTTACATTTTAATTGGAGAATGAGATGGAGATAGTAGAAGGAAACCTCCTCGACATTCAACACGGGATAATTGTACATCAAGTCAATTGCCTAGGTGTTATGGGTCGTGGATTAGCAGCACAAATCAGAGCACATTATCCGAGCGTATTCAAAGAATACTACAAACTGTGTAAAACTAAAGTAGGATCTGAAGATGAATTGCTTGGAACTATTCAATTAGTTCCTATTAAAGATAATCCGCCATTACGAGTAGGAAATTTATTTGGACAATGCTCTTTTGCAGGTCCGGGAATTCATACTAATTATGATGCCGTTCAGACTGCACTTGAGAAATTATCGATTATCAATACTCGAAAACTCCCTGTATATTTTCCATATTTGCTTGGATCTGATCTGGCAGGTGGACATTGGCCAACAGTAAAATCTATCATAGAGTCAACTCATCCGATGGCTACAATTGTCGTATTACCTGAAAAAGTTCAGGCTCTTGGAGATAATTGGAAGAACATTGTTTAGTGAAGGAGCCATAAATGGATCACACTAAGAAGGATACCTTCGCGGCTTTTGTTAATGTACATAAAGGCGATAAATTCTGGGTTGACGGACATCATGAGTACTCACAGGATAGTCCTACATTGTTTAGATTTAATACGTCTGAAGAAAAAAAGAGAGTACAGGAAGTCGCACAAAATTACTTAGACTACTGGGGATTTGAAGCTGTTGAATTAGTGATTTTTGAGGCTAAATCCCGACATTCTATCAATCTTAAGAAAAGAACTTCTGCAGAAATTGAGTCAGCAAGACAAAAGCAATTAGCTGAAGCTGCAAAATTAAGAGATGAGTATCAAGCAGCCGAAAATGAAAAAGCTGAATCTATAGAAGAAGCCCCTCTTAAAAAGAAGAGAGGTCGAAAGCCTAAGGCTGCTGCTACAATATCTACATGACTATCAAACTCAACCTCTCGCAACGTCTCTGGCTAATCGAAGCAATCGGTAGCCTTCCATCAACCACTGCACTCATCAAGGAAGCTGATGGTTTTATTGGACTATTAGCCCCTAAAGACCATGAAGTAGAGGTTGAAGGGCTTAATTTCTCTGTAGGTGAGAACGGATTGACATGGGATCTAGAGGTGGAAGCCAAAATGATTCCTGCTCTCGAAATAGAAGTTCCAACTTTGACTTTTGATTCATTGAAAATCAAGTATTCTACTAGATTGAAAGATCCAACGGCGCTTGACCTAGAGATGCTTAACATTCTTGGATTTTAAGTAGGGGCTTTCCATGATTGACTTTAGTCTATCAGTCAAACTACAAATAGGAGGATCTGGCTATGGCTCAAGCGATTCTCCTTCTATATGGTCCAGATTTAAGTTTTGGGCTAAGGACAAGTTCATTGGAATCTCAGATTTTATTAATTTCTTGAAGAACGATGTGTCGGATAACTATCGAATAACTTTCGATGAAGGATACGATGCATACATGATATTGTATGATAAAAAATTTGAAGAGGGCTACTACGCCAATTCAAATAACAAGAACGACTGGTTCTACAAGAGTCATGATGAGGATGGAAATCCAATAGCAGTCTTTACTGTTCCAGAAGTGTATGTTGAGAATTCAGTTCAGCGAATGGAAGGGTTACAAATAACCCCTACAGATACTCTTCAATCTACTTCAGTTGCAGAAATATTCATTACTAATTGTGACGAATCCAATATAGATCCATATATTCAACTCAGAATGTCCTATCTACCAAATGGAATTGGAATTCTATGGTACGGTAGAAGGTCTAAATATGAAGTAGATTCCGAATATTTTAGCAATTTTGTTCAGTCGTTCTCGCATGAAATAGAGAGTATCAATGAGTGGCTCTCGAATCATCCAGATGAAGAACCAGACCCAATCGATCTAGCGATAATTCAGCGCAGAGAAGAAATGAGACTCGCGCAGGAAAAACAAAACAACAGAAAGCGCAGACGTGTACAGTCTACTAGAGAGTAATGTACTTCTAAAATTCTTCACAAATATAGACAGAGATGTCTATGCTGCGACAGATGCAATGCCCACTTCTTTGTGGGCCTTTTTAGAAGGTGGATATTCTAGGTCAAATCTATCGATGCGAGATAGATTCCTTGCCATTTTCAAGGAGATGACAAGTAGCGATGCTGAATATGATGTGTTTCTTGGTGAATTGATTGGAGATGAATCCTCGTCTATAGCATATTCTACTGTTTTGGCTAAGGCTGAAAACTTCATGCGTAAATGGGCGGTCGATTATGGGCATAATTCTCTTAAGGATTCAGCAGTTGATAGGCTTGCTATCGAAAATGTATCGATCAGAGCCACTAAGATTCTAGAAAATTCTTCATTAGGTGCTTTCCAAGAGAAGTCTACTAGATACATGGATTTCTCCAACGATAATTTCTACATTCCTAAGTCAGAATATGTGAGGGAAGAGGAAATTCAGTTACTTACTGATGCAATGAAACTGTATCGGAGGGTTTTAGCATTTGGTGTCTCGTTTTTTCAGAATAAGATTCCCAAAGACTCGTTTACAAGTGAAGCCGCTTGGGTCCGTACTTGCAATGCAAAGGCATTTGATGAAGCTAGATACCTGCTCCCTACTAGCGTCAAGACCTCTCTAGGAGTTACCCTTCCAACACGAGAAACCGAGAGATGGCTTTCTGAGCTATTCGCCTCACCTGAACAAGAGATTAGAGATCTAGCCGTTCAGATCAAGGAAGAATGCATAAAGATCAACCCCGGTCTGTTAAAGCATGTTATAGATAATGACTTTTTGGTCACACGAAACCATCCAGAGGCTAACCGACTAAGGGCGATAGCTGATCAAGATGTAGATAATTCGCTAATTGGACCTGAATGCGTAATGGGTCCACTAGATAGTGAAACCGTAACAGCTAATATTTTGACTGGATTCTTAGCATCGTGTGGTATATTCAATCCTACTAAAATAGAATACGATGATGTGATTAATGCATTTGATGCATATATGCAGTGTCGAGGAAAACACGATGAATTCCCTAAGTGGATGGCATTCGGTGACCACACTTTTAGGTTTTGTATAGACATTGGAGCGTATCGAGATGTTCAACGCCATAGAATCGGAGTTCAGATTCCTTCAGATTGGTGTCCTTCATATGGATATTCAATTCCTGATTTATTAATGGAAGAAAGTGCAAACGATCTGAAACTTGAATATGTTGAATTATGTGAAAGAATCAAAGCTGTTGTAGGAAATTTGTATAAGAATGATAGATTTGTTGCGGCGTATTTCCTAATTCTAGGAACTAATATCAACGTGATATATTCTTGTGATTTCAGACAGTTGGCATATTTTATTGAATTGCGAAGTGGGCAGGCAGGTCATTATTCTTATAGAAGACTTGCTCAAATTTTCTACAAGGCAATTGAAGTTCAGTATCCATTACTATCTAAGTACGTTCGAGTAGATATGAGCGGATATGAGGATCGTAGAGAGGCTGAAGAGAGAATCCAAGAGAAAATAAGAAAGGCAACGGAAGACAAACATGAATGTTAATACTAGACAAGACGATACCGGAGTAGTCAAAGGTAATTTCAGGCAGTGTACTCTTGTCAGAGAATGCGAAAACGGAGTAAGCACTACAGTGTCGCTTATCCCTGAGAAATACGCAAAAGTCGGCAGAGGTCTTGAACTATGTAGTGACGGTCAATGGGATCATTGGATGGTACTAAAAGTATCTCCAAACCTCACAGTAGATCCTGTTGATGCTAGAATATTGATAAAGTCACATCGTCGCGCAACAGGCGATTCGATGAAAAGAACTGCACCTACTAAGAAAGAGGATTGAGATGAAAAAGGATAGAGCTTTAGTTGTATATGTTATAGATGCTTCTGGTTCAATGGGATGCCGACGAGATGCTGTTGTAAGCGCAGTCAATGAATCATTAGATGAGCATATGAAGTCTGAAATTGAGACTTTGATTTCTATTTACACTTTTTCAGGCACTTCTACAAAGGTAGTTGATTTCGCAAATGCGAAAATATCACCTAAATTCAAATATTCGACTGGCGGATCGACTGCATTGTTTGATGCAATTGGACATGCAATCAATGATGTTGGTTCAAAGTTGAGTGGAATGCTCGAAGAAGATAGGCCATCTTCAGTTCAGATCATGATCATTACAGACGGAGAAGAAAATTCTTCTATAGAATTTAACTCTAGGCATATTTCTGATATGGTTAAGCATCAGACAGAAAAATATTCTTGGCTATTTACCTACTTAGGCTCTAATCAGGATGCAATTCTTGCAGGAAAAAGTCTAGGCATTGGCGCTAATTTATGCGCAACATATACAGATAATAATTTTGGTACTACTATGAGAACAGTTACTAATAAGATGTGTCTATCTAAGGGTATGGATTATAGTTCAACTGTAAATTTGATGTCATATTCTGACCAAGAACGTGAAAATCTAGTTTCGGATGATAATCGCTAAGCTATATAATATCCTGCAACATCTGATGGAAAGCGGAGTCCCACTTCACACCGAAATTAAGGTGGGACTCTATTCTAAGCAGGATGGAGAGGCAACCCTGCAGGCATTAGATCTAAATGGATTGGTTGCCGATGCTGAAACCGGGAAAGTATATTTGGCTTGCGGTGATCGTAGTATCCCGTTCCAGTTACATCACACCGGAGAAAAGCCCCACGATTGGGAAACTTTTGTACTGATGGTCGATGGTTCTGGGAGAAATGAACTACCAGCCATTGGACTAGATAATGAAATTCTTCAGATAGGTAACGAAAATAATGAACACCGCTAAAACTTCATTTGCATTGAGAAGCGATGACTATAATCCAGTAATTGCTAAGAAATATGGTGGACTTAATTTTAGGAAGGCTAAAGAACTCCCAATAGATGACGAAATATTTGAGCGAGTGTTTAATGTAATATGTAGACATCCGTTCTTCGGAGAGATCAATCCGAATTTCACTGAGGCTACTAGAAATATTTCAATATCGCTATCTCGTTCAAGTTTCATAGATATTAATAGGTTCCACGGAGAAGGAACTGCCGAAGAATCAATGGCTTACGAATTCGCCCATGAATTTCTTAGGGTTTTGATTCATGAACTTAGTTCTATTGGTATAGCGAGGAATGCTAGTTACAAGATAAATGCATTTCAATCTGAAGAGTTACTTACTGATTTGCTGAAGAAAGTCACTTCTGATAATATACTCATAGTGTCACCAGTAATTGCAACACTCATGCAAGCCAATGGGATACTAGGAAATTCAATCGCACTTCCTGAACTAATGCTCATGCCAACGAACTTGAGTAATGTTTTCGTTGATTCTTATGCGGTCAAAAACAGCGTCTTAATGTTTGACCCTAGCAAAGTGGTATTTGATTTTTCAGAAATCACAATATTTCAGTACAGATCTAATAAAACAGAGGATGAAGATCCTGTTAGGATTAAAGTTGAAGGTGGAATTCATCCTCGCATTGAATCATATAATGCGAATATCAATGAAACAGTATATGATCTGTTAGATGTGTCTCCTAGGCCATGGTCTGAAGTTTATGGTTGACGACTAACAGTATATGTAGTATCTTACAGGAAACGGAAAGGTTCTACATGAACGTCAAGGCGATTCTATCCAATATCCTGAAGAATATCTGCGAGAAGATGGGGTTTGTTCTCTGCGAGAGTGGCAAGCCTTACCTTCCATGGCCAACTGTATTTTCTACAGTGGACGTTGCAGTTGTTGATCTTGTCGCAAATTGTATTCTTCTAGGAAAGAAGAGGGCGAGCGGCAATTGGGTTATTTTTGGTGGTTTTACTGAACCTAATTCGTCTTCGAACGCTGAAGATGCAGTTCGCGAAACATGGGAAGAGAGTGGGATCGTGGCATTGGCTGAGACTCTCCAGTATATTGGCGATTTTAATGTTCGTGACGGTCGATATGAACACACTCCTCATGGAGTTAGAACTAATTTGTATATCCTCCCTGTCAATATGATGGATGTAACAACTGGACCCGAAGCCCCTAATGATCCTGAGATTGAGACTACTGAATGGTTCTCTCTCAAAGAAGATTTGAGCGGTCGAACTGCAAGTAAGTTTATACAGAAGAATCACCAATACTTGCTCACCGCAGTCAAGAATCAGCTTGGAGTATAAAATGTCTAGAGAGATGCAATTGAGAGACTTGCTTGAACAGCGAGGTCATAAGGCTTATATTGTCGAAATCGGAGCAGGATGTCCGATTGCACATGGACTATTCAAGTGTAGTGGCGCTTCTAAGGTTATTTACCACACAGAAAGCCCATATGGAAGCGCAAAGAACATTTATGGTGATGTAATTGGAGATCATCGAATGGTGTCGCTTCAGGCCGTTCATGCGATTGCAGTTAAGTTGGCAGACTCGCATAATGGCAATTACAATATGGTGATTGTCACGTCGTTCCAGATTAAGTCGGGTGCAGACGATGATAGAATTCCTCATGGATGGGTGTGTTTCGGAGTCCAGCAAGAAGATAAGACTTGGAAATTCACCGTCGCTCATTTGACATTCATGAATGAAATCGGTTATTCCTATGATAGAGAAAAGACAATCGAATGTATTTACGATGAAGCGTATCGACTTATTGTAGGTAAAGGTGGCTATCAATTCGTAGACGAATACTACAATTCGACTCCGAATAATTTCCATGTTCTGACCAGCAATGCCCCCGTCTTCTACAAAGATAACATGCTTATTCGACTTGAAGATTATTCGAGGAG